TACTCCGGATCCACTGAGATATCTTCCTCCTTTTGCTTCACCAATCTGGCTTGCAAGCACCCGGAGGTTATCAGCAAGTCCTGGAATATCTTCAATAGTTAGCAGCCTCCTATCTTTTATAAGATCAACAACATCTTTTGGATCAAGCTCTTCTGCATCCTTTCCATCCTCCGGAGTAGGAATAAGCTCAAGTACTTCAGATGCAATGTATTTAATATCTTCATCTGTAAAATAATCGACACCCCGGATCGGTGTCTCACCGTCTTTTGGTTTAGGGATCTGACTCAGAACATTGTTCACTATCAAATCAATATCCTCTTTTACAAAGTAATCCACACCCTTGATCGGCTTGTAAAATGGATCTCCACGCTCTCCTTTCTCTCCCTTGGGACCTTGAGGTCCACGCTGTATTTTTTCTATTCTCTCTAACTCTGAAAGGGCTTTGTTAAGCGCGATTTCAGTGTTTTTCTTTACTAAATTAAGTTGCTGTACGAGACGTACCACTTCATTTAAACCACCAAGATTAACCCCCTGCTGTCGCGGTACACGTATAGGAGATCGTACTGGTTTTTTAGGAGGTAGCATATTGACTTTCTTACCTAACGTGCATAGTATGTGTACATGACAGCAATACTTAACATCATAGGAATCCTATTTATTATAACAGGTTTAGTCGCTCTAGCTATAGTATTTCCACCAATGTGGATACTATATGCATTAGCAATGGGAGCATTTTTACTAAACCTTGGATAGTACTATCGTCTGAAGTGAGGTTCGTAACTCTCCATTATTTCTTCTGTAGTATCAAGCGCAGACTCGAGAAGTTTTCCTTGTGGAGCTTTTCCTTCTTTTGCTATACGCTCTAGCACCTCTAAGAATAGAGGGTTGTGGGGTCTTCTTCGCGCGAGGAACTTTGCATATTCCTCAGCTTCTTTTGTTCCGTTCATTATAGCCATACTACGTACATGGTAACTTAATAATACTCTTCAGGCAATAGGCCTGTTTTTTGATCTGCATACGCTCGATCCTTAGGTCTTAGGTATCCAGGCTCACCAGGTTTTATCAATTCTCCTTGTGCATTGCGCATCTGTGGACCAAAGTTTACCCATGAGTTTTGACCTCTGGTCTCAGTGGTCATTGCCTTGCGAGCCTCTGGAGAGAACATCTGAGAGTGAATGCGCCATGCATTTTCTTCTCCAAGTGCTCCAAAATTATTACCCATCTTTGCGTGACCAAACATGTCATGCACTCCTCTGAAGAGATCGTTATACTTTAGGTTTACTCCATCTACGATGATTCCAGTCTCTTTTAGTAGAGGATGTGAGGCACTTACACCACTTCCAAATCCTTCATCAGTGAGGAAGAAATATAGATGTTTATTGTCAGCAATATCTTTTACAACAGCTTCGCTGTTTGGATATGGTTGTCCCTTGCCCTTCCAAGGCTCTATCTTATATCCCTTTGATACCAACCACTCGTACTGCTCCTTGGTTTCCTTTGCAAGTGCATCGTATGCTTTAACAACCTTTGGATCAGTTGGATTGTCCGGCATACGCTCAAATGCATCAGCAATTTTCTTACCTTGCTCCTTATCTATATAGAATGTGAGATTGTTTTCGATCTCCGGCATTCCCTTTGATTGTGCAAAATCATTAGCGAGTTTGCGTACTGCAGGATTATCCCGGTTGAAGAATTTTACTGACTCCAGGATCTGCTCGATCTCTGTATCTGTAAGTTTTTGTACTCCAGTTCCTCCTGTGTCTATAGCCTTACCAATCTCGGCATCCCAATATGAATCCTGGTTGTTGAGTTTTGCAATACGCTCTGATACTGCTCTGTTTTGAGTTGATACGTTTATGTCAAGAGACACCTGACCATTCGGCATCTTAAATACCCCATACTTCACTTCGTCAGGGTACTTATCAAATATGTATGCTTTCTCAGATAGGAACTCTGCGATCCTCTCAGGTGTCGCATCAGCAGCTGCAATATTCTGACTTCGTAGTGTAGCTACTGCATCGGTACCGGTCCATTTAGTTCCATCAGCATTTAATGTTTCACCAAATATCTTACCGGAAACAATGTCATCGATTTGTGTACGAAGCTCTGTTGCAACCTCCGCAGTTTTAGGAGCTGCAGCTCCGTTAGCTTTTGGGAGGGTTTCATCAGCATTTTCTCTTATAATCGCCTGAAGTCCTTTAATTAAAGCAGCTTCATCTTCAAGCTCTATAAGTTTATTGATTTTTTTCAGATTCTTAGAAAGTACACTTTCAATATCAATAGCATTCATTGTTTTAAGACCAACATTGCTTGGCAACATCCGAGCAAGAAATCCTGAAATAGTATTGAATGTTAATACATTCACAAGATCAGCAAGTCCTCTTGCTGCTTTTTCCAGCACCCCACGCTTCTTAACCTTTTGATACAAAGCATTCACTCGCTCTTCTAGTTTTTGAGTGAGTCTACGTGTTGAAATAAGATCACTGAGTTTTGAGTCGAGTGTTCTTGCAACATCAGTATCAAGCGTTTCTCGTACAGTGTTTTTTACCCCCTTTCTTGTATTTTCATACGCCTGTGCGTTGATACTTGTAAGAGGATCTCCATTTGTTTTACTAAATGCTTTCTGTCCAAATTCTTGGTTATACTCGATAGCTAGATCGTTTAGCTCTCTCCTACTTATATTTCCTGCAGCAAATCGTTCACTGAGATTTTCAATCCTTGCTGCATTTGGAGCATCATTTGTTTTTGTGTACAACTCAGAAAGATGGTTTATTGCATCTTCAACAAAATTTTGTGTAACTGTTTTTTCACCCACCTTTGTGGTCACAATAAGATCTTCAGGGTTCAGCCGACCAAGCCGGGTGTCAGCTTCATCAAGATATGTTCCAAGTTCATCTGAAATTGCACTAACACGATCTTTAATTCGTGCGTTTAGATCTTCATATGTTTTAACACCAGTTGTATCAATATCAGTAAGAGCACGCTTTGCTTGCTCAATATCTTTTGGTTTCCCTTGTACAATCTTTCCTGTTATTTCTTTTATTTTTTCTTTTGCCTTCTCTAACCGTGCGATTCTCGACTGAGCAGCAATGTCTGCAGCAGCTTCTCCAACCTGTCCGGCAACTTTCTTAGTAGTGTCAACCGCAACATCTGTTGCTTCTCCTGCCATTCGTACAGCTGGCGCAGCTTTCTCTAGCACCGCTCCTGCTGCATCAGCAGTAGCTTTTGCAGTAGCACGTGAAACTCCAGGAGCTATTTTTATTCCCATTGCATCTAGCAGGAACTGTGCATAATCCCCGGCTGTTTGAAGGTTAGATGCAGCTTCAGGATTCTTTTCTGCAAAGTCATTGAATCCTTGAACCATGCTTTTTACAGCATCTGTATCTACTAGGGTTTCTGCTCCTGCCTGTACTGCACCTCCAATCATCTTCTCCTGCTCTGGAGTAAGTGTTGCTTTTACGACTCCAAGTCCTGCCTGGAAGATAGAATCAGCAAGTGTTGCAAGAGTCGCACCTCCTACATCAAGTGCATTTGCGGCCATCTCAAGAGGCTGTGTTCCACCTTCAGCACGCCTTGCAATGTTTCCCCCTATTCGATCTGTACGCCTGTTAAAACCTTCAACAATATTTTCTCCTACCTCTGCAAAATCATTTCCAAGATCACCCAACCTACCTCCTATATCCTGAGGTCTTGTCCCCATAACTTCCCCAGCTTTATCAAAGAATCCTCCACCCTGCTCAGGCACAGCAGAAGGCTCAGGAGTAGGAACAACAACAGGCATTGTCACCTGTGACTTGTATTGAGGATATTTGGTAGTAATCTTATTCACCAAATCCATATCACTCATACTGTCGTATGAGCCTGGATACTTCTCTCTTATTTTTGCAGCAAATTGTTCTGGAGTCATATTATGGTGAATTAATTCCTAATGGATCATTTGCATTAGCAGCAGATTCGTTACTAAATATTCCAAGTGGATCTCCACTTTGAGAGTACAGACCAACACGTAGATCTTTATTCAAGAGACTTTCTTTATCGAGTCGAGGCAATAAATATGTGTCTCGGATATTGTTCATGCGCATCAAAGGATCTGACTCAAGCTGAGCTAGCTTCGTCATAAACACATCAGGTCGATCAGATAGATCTGGAATAAGTGGCTCAAGGAATCGTGCCTCAGATTCTGTAACCGCAGTACCAGATAGTCTGTTACGCATCTCGGCAACAAGTGTCGTGAATGATGCACGAATCTCTGCAGCTTTCTTTCCCTTAAAGCGGCGAATCCAGTTTTGCATGGTTCCTGAGACAACTCCAATAGGTTCCTCTCCTCCCATTGCAGTAATTTTTTCTCGAATCTCGTCTGTTTTCTCTGCTGCGTATCTCACAGATGCCTCACTCATATATATATCACTTTGTTCTTCACGCGCCTTGTCCATTACAAGATTTTCAACACGAGTGATTGCATTTACATCCTTACCATCTTCAATAAGTCGTGCAAGTCCAGGCATATCAAAATCAATAAGCCCCTTGCTACTATCTGTGATCGTAAGAAGCACATTGCGCAGATTGTCCGCAAGATCTTGGTTTCGAGACACGGAATATCCCAATGTTGTATCAAAAATCTCTGCGTATGTTTTACCTTGAGCAATTCCTTGCTTCGCAATACTTTCAATTCGTTCACTCTCATCATTAGAAATACGGCCTCCGTAAATCTTAGGCCCAACCTGCACAGTAAATAGATTTGCGTCAGTTGGCACTTTATTCCAGTTAAACTCAAGTGATCCTCCAGACCCACTGCCAGTTCCTACACCACCTGAGCGAGTACTTGTTCCACCATTCTCCATATAGTTAATGTACGCAGCGAGTTGCTGATCCTCTGGTAGTGCTGCAACAGCAGCTGGAAGATACTGAGGGTAGTTATCTCGGATAGTGAAGAAGTTCTTAGCATCACCTGTAAGTGCTCCAGCACTTGATGCTCCATTTTCCTTTGCAATATACTCAAGCGTTTCACTAATCTCCTTTGCGGTAAAGTCACTAGGACCATATCCTCCTGCTACTGATGCTTCATTAAGAGCCTTCATAATTTCAGCAGGATCAGTAATACCTTGCTCCACAAGTCCGGCAATAGCGAAGTCGCGTGTTGCTTGCATCTGCTTTGCCTTAGCATCTTCAATTTCTTTAGCAAGAGTCTTTGCAAGAGCTTCCTGTACCTTTGCTTTCTCTGCACGCTTTGCATCTACGCGATCAAGCTGCTTTGCAAGCAGTTCAAAGTTCTGAGCCTCCTGAGCGTTCTTAGCGTTAGCAATCAGCTGTTGCTCCTCTGCCTCAAGTGCAGCAAGTTCCATGATCCCTGCGCGCTCCTGTGCGCTTGAGATGGATCCTGCAGTGATTGGTGCATAGCGTGAAGTACCTGCCAAAAGTAGTACTTTTTCTACACCTTGCTGCTGTCTTTTATTTATATCCTCCTGTTGAGACCTCAACACCGCGTACTTATTTTCAATAGATGAAATAATTGACTTTGTCACTCGATCTGATGAAAGTCGCATCTCATTTAGAAGGCCATTGTATTCACGATCTTCATCTGACACGCCAGTTACCGGAGATGCAGTAATTCCTGCTTCCTGCAACTGATCAAAGGTATCGTTAAAATCGTACTGTACATCAGGTGCATCAGTGTAGTACTCACCATTTGGAGCCACGAAGAATCCAGCAGATGACTGCTTTGATCCTTCAGGTGCCATTCCTTCGATAATCCCCTGTGGATTGCGTTTCTTCCCCGGCTCTGGAAGAGCATTTGCTCTTGCAGTATTCTCTGGATTTACTTCGTTCCTAATTGTTTCGTCTGTAATAACAGTGGGAGAACTAAATGCCTCCTGCACACCTTTAAAAGCAGCTTTCTGTTGCGGTGTAAGATCATCAGATGGTCCTACAGCAAAAGCCTCACCAACTGCTGCTGCTGCTTTTGTCTGCTCTTCTGTAGGTGTCATTGTTGGCATATTAGTTTACCTTGAGCATCATATTATTAATCGTACAATTTGCTCCTCCTCCTCCTGAAGTAAGTACACCCTTTAGGGTTACTGCACTACTAAAGTCTATTGAAGATGTATTTTCTGAGAATGAAGATGCTCCTGCACGAGTAGCATTTGTTATAGAATTCTTACCAGAATTACTGTACCCCAGTGTGGTCTGAGAACTTACAGAACTATTGAACAATGTCATAAACTCACCGTTAGCTATATAAGTATTAGTTCCATCCATTGTTCCAAGTCCAATCCCCCCAAGGGTTACATCTCCACTTGTTTTAAGTGCGAAACTACATTCAGTATCTGCTCCTACGTCTACTCCTGTAATAGAGAATAGTGTTCGGATTGTAGAACTAGCATGAATAGTTCCTGCAGGAATAAGGAAAGTAGTCGTATCAATACTTCCGTTATTAACCAGAGCATCGGTTGTTGTCGAGAACGTAAGGTTGACAGGAGGGTAATCTGTACCTGCTACAGCACCACTTACAATTCCACTTGCATCAGTCTTTAGAAGAGATGAAACTGTTCCTGAAATAGTGAGGTTTGTTGTTGTAGCATTTGTTGCTGTAAGAGAGCCAAATGCGTACTCAAGCGCAGAACTTATCCATCCAATCCCTAAGAATCCATTTGAGTCTGCAATGATTGTATGATTTGCAGCTACGTTGTTAGCACCTGGAGTTGAGGTTGCGTGCTCTGCAGTAAGTGCATAGGCAAGATTTGCAGTGTTCGCAGTACCTGCTGCTTGCTCTGCTGCAGTAGCAAGCTCTACGATACCGGATACTGATTCAGTTGAAGTAGCAGCACCTTGGTTTACTACGTTGTCTACATAGTCCTTACGACAATATTCTTCTGCTGAAGAACAGTTGCTTGTAGATGTCGCGTTTGATGAGAATCCCCATGTACCAGTGATCCACTCGTTGCTCCTTCGCTTTGTGTACTCATCAAAAAGCTGAGGTGAGTCAGATAGGATGAAGATAGATTGTCCGGGATGTGCCTTACGATATGTAGCAGATGCAGCATATGGATACTGGAATCCAAGACCTCGAGTCACACCTGTAAGAGTCGCAGTACCATTAGCATTTTGTGTAATACCAGTGAAGGAGATAAACTCCTTACGAGTTGAAGATTGTGGATCAAGCGTACCGTATCCAATATCTGAGCCAAGAGTGCTCATCGTGATGTTTGTTTCAGAAATAGGCTCTTTAAATGAAGAGAGTGTAATACTGGTGTTTGTTGTACCAATAGAGCTTTGTAGGCGGTATGTACCTCCAGCTGCAGGATTAAATCCTCCAAGCACGACAAGTCCATCATTTTGTGGTGCAATAAAATTGTGATATGCACCAATCCCCCCAAGGGTTACAGCAGCAGCGATTAGTATAGAGAAGAGAAATTTCATATGATTAAATTATACATTACTTTTTGATAAATACAGGCTTTGTCTGTGTGTTTTGTACATTCGGACCGATTGCTAAGATCTCCCATCGGCTATTTGCTTCACTTGAGAAAACTCGAAGTTGTGACTCAAAAGCATTCTGAGCGTTTATTGTTCCTATTGCTCTAAACTTCGGCAGCAACTCCTGCTCAAGTTCCTCATCAGTAGTTTTATCCCCAAGCGGATTATCTCCAAGTGATGCGTCTCCAAGTGAGATACCCACGTCACCTGTGAAGAGCTGTGTTGGATTGTCAATGCTATTAATGGTCACAAGCTGGACTGTATTAGATCCTTGGTACTCAAACACCACTGCGCTTTGCAGGTCTGATCCAGCAGCAATATACCCTTCGTAATACACCTTATCGAAGGTGTGATATTCCCCCCTCTTGCCATACTGCTGGTATGCGAGAGCAAGTACTGAGTCATATGGAATATCCTCATCAGAAGGTGAGTCATCGTGCCATTGTAGTGTGTTCCACATCTGGTACAGCTGAGGATTTGCATTACTGTGGCCATATTCTACCCCTGAAATCAGGGCAATTCGTGCAATATTCCAGATAAATGGTGAGTGCCATATTCGTTCCTGAGTGATGTTTCCAAGCGCATTTACACGTGTACGAGTCTCATGTAGCCATACACGACCATTGTTTGGGGCTGTAATGTATACAAAATCACCAATGGCACGCAAATGACCCCCTGTTACATCCTCATTTGCCAATTCTTCTTTAATTCCTTCGGATAAAGTAGGGAATTGAGGCTGATTTATGTTTCTGAAGGTACCGAATACCGTTAATTGCTGATCTGCAGACAAATACACAATATCATCGCCCACATTGTCAATAAATTCATGTGCTTTCGCACCTTTAAGTCCAGCCATTGGTATTTTCTGCACATTTGACCTCTCAGTAAGTGTAGATCCTACTGTTATTTGATCAAATGACACGACATACCACGAATCAAGCGTGGAGATATGTGCTTTACCTTGCCTAGAGGCGATACCGGTTGGTATTTCATCAAGTGTAAGTAAATCAGCATCTCCAGGTACACGCGGAGAGGCCGGTGTGAAGTCTGTGTAGTCAGCATCATCAGATATATAAATCAATCGAGAGCTATCTGAACCACAATATAGTTGGTTATTAATAACCTTAATAAAATCAATTTCAAAATTAGCAGCTGGTGTGTCAGAAACAATATCTGGCTTATCAATAACCACTGATCCATCTGCCTCCCCGGTAGGGTCAGAACCAACACCCGTTAGTGTGGATGCTGATGTTCCTGTATACGTATATTCAGTACCATTAATAATCACTGTCCCTCCACTAGATCTAAATCCAAGAGAAGCCGCTGTTGCGGTAAGAGCGATAGTATTAGAGGTTGAGTTTCCCTGATCAAAGATTCCTAGTGCTCCACTCCAGGTACGCAAGTCATCTGCACCATCGCACATAATAAGTAGGTCTTTTTTCGCAGTATTGTCCCACCATGGGGCAAAATTGAATCGTGTGCGAGTAAGAGAGTCAAGAAGCGTATACCATACATATGTGCCGTTTTCTGCAATGTCACTTTCTACTTGCAGCTCTCCATTCACAACACGCAAAGGCCGAGTGAATCCAAGTGACATCACCCACTCGAATGACGATTTGATCCCTGCTTCTGTTGCATCTGCAGCACCACGCCTTTTTAGTCCAGGGCGGTTTGCAATCGTACCTGAATCTTTTACATATACATTTTTTGATCCCCGGACCATCAGCCTTCCGGATGCAATGGTCTTGTCTATAGCAGAAGAGTAACCTTTAAAAGGCCTTTTATCTCCTCCTACAAGATTTTTGAAATCAAAGTTACTAATCATACCAACTATCTAATGTGCGTATTTCAGCACTTGGATTTGAAGATTCGTATTCCGGGATAAGACCCATTTGGCTACCTCCTCCGTACAATACCGTTTCCAGATCTTTTACTTTCGGATCTTTTCCACTTGCTCCATCCTGCATAACGATTTCTAGTGCTGCTAGATTTTCATAAATCACGTATGCAGCATCGTTAAGCACAATCTCGTCATCATCATCGGTAATTGTCTTAGACAATGCGCCATCATTTAGGAAGATTGCTGCAGTCTCATAAATTAATTCGTATGGAGTTGGAAGCGATAGCCATAGTCCCCCAACATACACATTCTGGATTGTTGCAGTATGTGCAAATTGAAGTTGTACATAATCAATTGCGGTCCAGTCTGGAGTTCCTGTTGAAGTTGCTCCTGACATATCGAAGGCCACAAGTACCCACTCTCCCGCCTTCCATGCTCCAAGAAATCCTTCTGTTACTGCTACTGAATCGTAGTTTGAGCTATCTGACCCTATAAGAAGTGTTGCAGAAGTAAGATCTGCAACAGCTGATGCTCTGAAGGCCAGGAGTGCTACTGCGTTATTCTCATACTTTGCAATAGAAAGAGCATTTGTAAGTGTTTTGGTTAGGGTTCCAGTTGAAGATCCTGTAAGTGTAAACCGTAGTGACTTTGGAGAGTCATAGAATACAGTGTCATCTTCAGTAAGAGCACTCGCACTTCCTGCAGCTGTCCACCCTGTATCTTCAGCCATGGTGTCTAGTACCGCGCGCTTTGTTGGTGCTGCACTTGAAACACGAAGGATCGGAGTACCTTTGTCATACTCAAACGTAAGACCAACACCTGATCCAAGCATTTTCTTGGTGCGATCAAATGTAGTGATAGGAATTTTGTACGGATAGTTGATCGGACTACGAGAATTACCTTGTGGCCTAAAGTCCAGCAAGGTTGTGCCAAATATATTTGTAGGTGCAGCGTAATCGAATACACCATCATAGAGAGTAATTGCCTGAACAGCGGTAGCCTCTGGAATACTTAGTTTTGTAAGCAGTTTTCGAGCAGTACGCTCGAGTGCGCCATTGACATTGGTAACATTATCAAGGTTAGTACTCGAGAGTATTCCTGCCACTCCGTCTTTTAAGTTTCCTACTGTATACATAGGCTAGTAAAGACATTCAGTAATAAGAACAGTTGTCGTTGCGTTTGCGGTAATTCCAGTTACCGCTCCGGTATATGGAAGATCTGTATTAAGCCCAAATGCAATTGATGGACTTGATGAAGCAATAAGCACTCCGCTTCCTGTAGCTGCAGCGGCTCCTTCATCAAATGATAGGTAGAATTCATCAGTTGCGTTTGCAGGAATTTCGATCTGCGCCCATGCGCGATTTGCAGCTGCACTAAGAAGTGAAGATGAGATGTCATCCCCGATTGCTACATTTGAAGAAGTTGTGACATTGCAAGAGCTTGAGTACTTTCCTCCTTGTAGTGCCACATCTTTTTGTCCATCACCTTTTATTACAAATACATATCCAAGTATTGCAACAATCAAAAGTGGTAGAAGTATTGATAGTGAGAGTTTATTCATATTTTAATGTTACCAGTAAGAGGGCTACCTGCCCTATCCCAATCCCCAGAAGGGGACTGAGTAGAACAATTAGATCCCTGCCGGACAAGTAACGCTTTTAGACGTTAATGTTCCATTAAGGGCTACAGTCTCAGTACATCCAGCACCATCGTGATCCTCAAGGATCAATCGGCCTCCTACAGAAGCTGCTCCTGAAGAGATCGCTGCTGTTGAAGTTGCTGAAGCGTCTTCTACATGAAGAAGCTCTGAAGGTGAGGTTGTACCAATACCTACGTCTCCGGTGAATGATCCTGTACTTGAAGTAACAGGAGCATCCAAGTTTCCAGAACCATCGATTACGGTAGTTCCATCCACTGCATATCCATCAGTTGTATCCAACAGATCGAAGTTTGTTGTTCCTCCCAACATTCCTGCAGGTGACGGAACAATCCATGTGGCGATGATTGCTATTAACGCAATCATTCCTGCCCATTCTTTGATTTGTTTAATCATAGTGGTTGATTGCGATTACGTTAATAACTAAGCACCTGTTGATCCAACAAGTCCTGAGTACTCAATTGAGTCTACCTCTTCTCGAGCACGCATCTTGTACTTGTAGTGATCGTTGTCATCTGTTTTCCAGTCTACTAGATCAGTGAAGAAAGCCTCTCGCTCAAAGCGCATGATTCCATGTCCTGCTGATCCTACGAAGTAGGCAGTACTTGAAGTGTCATCTAGGAACTGATTGTATTTCACAATCATTCCAGGATATAGCTCTGAGTAGTAGTTTAGATCATTGTTTCCAGTTCCTGATCGAAGTACAGACTTTGTGATCTGCATAGCATCCTTGTGAAGTACGTTAGGTACTAGAAGGAAGTCAGGCTCATATCCAACCTTTACACCAACCTGGTTCTTCTGATTTCGTAGAGAAACAATAGTTGAGTTAAGTGTTGAATCTGCTAGAGCACCTGTCTCTAGGTTGTCTACAGTATCTCCGTTCTCATTTTCGTGAGAGTTTGAGAATACTACGACATTGTCAATAGTCTGCTGAGTTGAGAATCCATTTGCATATACTGCAAAAGCATTCTGGTCCCGGCTCGCAGCCCAAGATTGAACTTGCTGACGTACAGCTCGAGAAACAGCATTCTGCTGCTGATCGGCCATAAATGTACGTGTAATAGGAAGGTTCTTCTTGAACTCTGCGATAAGAGTTGTCTTAGGACTTGGAGAACTTGGTGCTACGTTCTTAGCTGGAGAAGCATCATCGATACTCTTTTCAAAGTATCCACCTCCTCCGATAACTGAGGTAACAACAGCCGCATTGTCTGCTCCTGCTTGTGTGAACACAACAGGGTCAAGCGCAGTTGCTTTACCAACTCGAGCCTCCTTCATCATTTGATCATCCTTGATCTTGTCCAGAGCTGTTTTTACCAACTCGAGATTTGGACTCGCGTCACGGTTTAAACCATATACATTACTCATAATGTTTTAGTGATTAATTAATAAAGATTACTCGAAGTAGATACCAGTTGCTGATACTACGAAGTAAAGCACATCCTCCTCTGGCTGACCGCCAACAATCACTACTGTGTTTGTGGCTCCATCGGCTGCTGCTGAATCAATTGTCCAGGTTGTAGAAGTAAGATCGAAAACTACACGCTTACCTTGAAGCGCGTCAATCTCAGCCTGTGTATCGGCTGCTCCTGCTACTTTTGGACTTCCCTTGTATACGATTCCAGGTAGCGGATTGATTGTATATACAATTCCGTTTGCTGAAGCTGTATCAGTTGATACGCTTTTAGCAAGACCTGTAAATCGCTCTGAAGTAGTACCTTCACCGTCTGCCATGATGGCTACGGCTCCGTTACTTCCCTGCTTTGTAGGAGTACCGCGAGCAATTGTCGCTGCACCTCCTGATTCCACAATTCTGCGTGTACTAGACACCGCATCAAGTGGGTTTACAACACTGAAAGTTTTCATTGCGTTTTAGGATTAAGTAGTAATCCTTCACAATGAGTTACCTATTCTCCGCGAGCCTTTAGAATATCTTCTTTTGTAAGATTAAACGGAGGTCGCATGAGCGATGCTTCTTGTGGTGATGGCTCAAATACTCCTTCTGGAGATGGTGCCGGATTACCGGGAGCACTATCGTGCTGGTTGATCTTGATTGCTTCTTTACGAGCAATCTCCTCAATTACCATCCCATTTCGTACTGAGTTCACCGCAAGTCGCGCAAGGCGTACATCTTCTTCTGCATCACCTGAAGGTACGATTCGTTCCAAGTACTGAAGAGTGAGCTTTCGCTCCTTCTCATCCTGGATACTGCTGGCAATATCAACTGACTTCTTGCGTGCGCTCTCCACGTTAAACTTTTTCAAGTCTCCACGCGTAAGAGGTGCAGCATCATCAGCATCATCGTCAGTATCCTCATCCTCGACACCAAGTTCGGCAAGTTGTTCCTCTACACGCTTTTTTGTATATAGGAGCTTGTCTTTCTTAGATCGTTTCTGAGTATTACTTTCGTTCCTTTTGAGTTCTGCATCAATAGGATCTTCATTTTGTGAAGGTGCAGATGAATTATCTTCATCCTTTGGTGCATCTGCTCCAGGTGCATCTGCTTCCTCGTTCTTTATATCTGGATTTTTTTCTTCATTCATAGTCGTTTTTATGGCAAACGGTGCCTTATAAGTAATCTACCTAGGGGGTAGTTCCCGTTTATTGTTCCAAATCTTCCTGCCCAGCAAGCAGCTTGAGGAGATCATCCTCCTGCTGTCCCCACCATATTGCCGCTTTCGCAAAATATAGCTCATCTATATCTTTTGATTTATGCACACCCATTGTCACCGCCTTGTATGCAACTTGTGATTTTACAAGATTGCGCACCTGCGAGTTCAGAGCAGCGCGAGCACTATCGCGGAGCTGGATAGTTTTTTCGTGATCTAAAGGAACATTATTAACGAGAAGCCTTCCTTCTTCGTTAAGAGTAATAATATCACGCGTTGGTATTGCATACAATTTATCAAGTATCGCATTTGTTAATAGCATGCGATCTTTCTTTGATAAATTACTGCGCTTCAGTAACCAAGTTGTGAGTTTTACGATCATTATTCTTTATCTTCCTTCTCCTTCTTAGCCTCCTTCTTAGCCTTTGGCTCTGCCTCTACTTGATCAATAACAAGTCCAGCATATCCAACGTACTTTTCTCGTACAGCCTCATCTGTAACCTTTGCTCCTTCATCCTGCAGAGCTTTGATAGCTCGCGCAAGTTTCTCTTTATTTACTGCCCAAGGGTAGTTATCCATAGTTTTCATTACTAACTTTTAATTTTTGGCTTGTAGCCACATGCCACTTTTTTATGCAGTGGCATCTTGCTTTTTATTTTAGCACCTTTTTCATCGTATATGTACGTTTATCCAATAAACTCTGCTCCAGGTTCTGCCACTGCTTCCATTCCTCCTGTCTTAGTTCCAGCCTGAGCCATCATTCCATTCAGTAGCTCATCAGGTAGATTTCCTTTACGCTTGTAGCGATCAGGATTACCATTTGAGAATTCATCAATAACAAAGTCATTGACAACAGCTTCTTGATCAGTGAATGGAGCAACACGCGAATCAGTAAGTATATTGAAGGCAAGGATACTCTGATCTCGATCAGTACCCATAGACTTCTGTACGATCTGATCAGCATCCACATACATGAAGTACTTCCTTCGCGCAAAAAGATATGGATTTACCTCGAAGATCCTCTGGTCTCCTTTCTCCTTTCCAGTTTTATTATATAGCTCCCATTCACGCTTTCGTATTTCCTCCTTTGTCATGTCGTATCCCATGTTCTTATCTGTAAAGATAATCTTATGAGTGATACTTCTTCCCTTTTCAGTAGATCGAGAAGTAATAGTTTTAAACTTCATTCGTACTGATTCAGGTGTAGTAAGATCAACATCACCAACAGTCGCAGTTGCGACAACACAATCAGTAGTCAGCTCTCCGATCTGTTCAACAAGACTTGCAAGCATGAGACCAAATACTCCCAAGAAGATCCGCGCATTCTTTTCTGCTCTGTTTGTAGCATATGCAGTAACACCCTTTTCAACATTACCTTGCATGATTTTGTCCTGAGTACTCTCAGACAATGCATTCTCTCGTTCCCGGATCGCATTGTATGCAGCAGCAAGATTCGATCCAACACTGTACGGAGTCACGCTCGCATCTGCTGGAAGTGCAACTGAAGCTCCTGGAACAACAACAGTGCTGTCGATCTTTGCAGCACCTGAAATAAAGATAGGCTTGATCACCTCAAGATACGATCCATCCATCATCAGACGATCCATCTGGTTGATTCCCTTATCATCCCAATACTCCTTGAATGCTCCGGACTTGTAGTATGCGAATCGACACGAAGGATCAATAGGCTCAAATCCAGTTTTTGCAAATGGATATACTGGTACAGTCACCCATTTATTTTTATGCAGTGTAGCTCTCCGGTGTGAGAATGGATTACCATTCCAGACATCCTCCTCATTACCCATAAATACTCCACCAACCAACTTCACCTCCATATCATCTGCCAAGTAATATGCAGTGATCTCTTGTACAAAATTAGAATCAGCTTCGGTCCAGTCCACATCAAATAGCTGCTGTTCTCCATCTTCACCATTAATAAGCACATGAGTCATACCTGGTTGTACGTACTCAAAATTCTTGTTGTCACCGTACACACTTCGAGCTTTCTCGTATGAGATCCTTCGTACCCGGAGGATGAACGGTTGCCTACGAATATCGAATGTATAGAAGTCTCCAAGCATTACCTCATCAATAGGCAAGATGTTTAGATTCAGTCCTGAAAGAAATTCATCCAGCACTTTCTCCACCTCATACTTTCCTGAATCTGTTTTAACTTTAATACGCTGATACGCTTCAACAAATTCAACATTCACGAATACAGCAGGATTTACAAGTGCTGAGAGCACAATGTACATAAACTTCATCTCATAGTCTGCCTTGCGTAGATATTCCTCAACAAGAATTGCCATTGCTCGCGCTGCTCCCTTATCCTCCTCATCGCTTTCATCCTGAGCACGTACAACAGGAAAGAGCATTGCTGCCAACATGTGCGAAAGGATACCGATCAACTTATTACGCGCAGTGTTTCGCCTTCCGCGCCATCGCCACTTCTTATGCGCTGGTAGATATTCAATTCCTACAAAAGAACTAAATGTTTCCTGATCCATCTTAGCTCGCTGCAGCAATGAGTATCCATCGAACTCATTGAAACTCCGGTTCTGCAACATGTATGCAGTCTGATAGTCAGTCTGCACCTTTTCAAATAGTTTCATCACCTCCTCTGAAGGCTGATACTTAGATTTAGAAAGGGTTTTGTACTGCTCCTTCAGCTCCCCTTTATCATCAATTAGAGATTGTCCGATCATGTGTCAATACTATCACATTATTTTTAATCAATACTATAGTCATGCAGCGTAACCTGTACATTACCCATCGATGCTGCAGTCGTATCTGCAAGCTGCAACTGATATGCAAGTGCATCGAGCACATCGTCATGCGTACCTACCGGGAAGCTCATCATCTGCTCTTCAAGATCGTTACACTGTCCTTTCACGTGGAAGATTGATCGAGCGGCATAGCGTGGAATGAGTCCACGAATACGAATCTCTTTTGCCGTCTGCCGGTGACTTAGCTCAACAATAGGCAAGAACTTGCCTCGCTTGCGCTGCTCTGCATCCAGATATGGCTTCAGTCCCTCTGTATATGTAGTCTTTTCAATACCAATAGCTTCGTACTGATTCTGAGCGTGCAATGCAAATAGAGCATCAATAAGTTCCTCTGGACCGATCTTGCTTTGCCACGCTTTTACGTGCCAAAAGTTTTCTTGATTCACTCGATTGTCTACAAAGCCCGTGTAGTCTGCGGTGCTCTTCTTGCTCATCGCCGTATCAACCGTCAAGAAGTTGCGCGTATTCATACTAAGCAACTGCACACCATCAATGTGCTGTATCCACTCAGGCTTGAACTCCTGATTCTCATTTAGCACCGGAGATCCCTGATAGAGTGAGGACCAATCGTATGGACCAACCAATCTTTTTATCTCCTCCAGCTTCTCAATATTAAAACGTGTAGACCACAACGGATCACCTTCCATCCGGTATGCATCATTCTGAGTGGCAATAGCAGGAAGGTGAATGTGCTTTACACGATCAGCAAACTCAGGATGGCTTTTGATCATTCCTACTAGATCACCATTGTGCCAACGTGTGTGCATAACTACCATCACACCATTCGGTTCGAGTCGAGTGAATGCAGTAGAAGTAAACCATTGCCACAACTTCTTTCGTACCACTTCTGATTCTGCCTCCTCTCGGTTCTTCAAAGGGTCATCGATAATAAACACTCTCGCACCTCGCCCGGTGATAGGTCCTCCAACTCCAACTGAAGTATAGGATCCTCCTGATTCCCATGAGTCTCCTTTCTTTTGTTCGATCCTCCACTTCCCTTTTGATTTTTCATCCGCCTTTAGGCGCACTCCAGGAAAGATGAATTTGTAGATGTCACTATTTACCTTCTCTCGAGTTTTTGTACCAAAGTCTATAGCAAGATCACCTGAGTATGATGAGGTGATAATCTCTGCATCAGGATTCCGGCCAAGGTACCACGCTGGATAGTCAATAGAGATCTGCTGACTCTTCCCATGTCGAGGAGGTTCATCGATGATCAAGATCTTATAATCTCTATCCCCAAATGCCTCAATATGCTGAAGCTCCCTGGCTACAAGGTCATGATGCCAATTAGCTTCATACTTATCATTAGTCGCAATCTGGAATGAGATCAGATCATTCTTTGCTTGCTGCTTTACCATCAAGTATTCGGGCGGCAATTGTTGAGATTTGCTCATCGTCTAGTTGCGTTTCACTGATAATGTTTGCGTCAAGTTCAACCTTTGAAGCAGGTTTACCAAAGGTTCTATCAAACAGAGAATCAATAGCTCGGATGTCGGGCTTGTCGGTTGTGATGTAGTAATAGTCATCACCTGATGTTCCAATACCATCAGTATCATCAAGCACCGCCTGGATCTCGTCTGGATCAGTAACAAGAACATGCTTTCGGATCTTTCTTCCTTTGCTGTCTTCAGTTTCATCAATTCGGTACATGTATGTTGCACCAAGAGCTACATTCAAATGAGCGTTGAGGATTTTGTTTGCATGCTTCAAAACACGATTGCGAAGTTCTTCTTCAACAATCTTAGCCTCCTTAGTTTTAGCGTTCATCCCTCCCTTCTTTCTTCCAGCCCCAGGCCTTGCACCTCCTAGATTCTTACTTTTCGTCACGCGCTTTTTAGGAGTAGATTTTTTCAGTTTTTCATCTGCCATACATTTTCAATATAGCACATTATTTCTTCTTTTTAGGCAATACTTGCTTCTCAACAAGTTTATCCAACATTTCCTCCCCCTTCATATGTTTATAAGTTTTCCCCATCATCCTGTTTGTCTACCTCCTGCACATATCGAGCCTTAGGTCGCGGCTGCGCAATAGCAACACCAGTTGTTGCAAGTGTCATCGCAACACTCGATGCTTTCTCAAGTGCAATACGCACCACCTTTACCGGATCATATACCCACTCAGGAATTTCAAACTCTTCTCCAGCATTGTCCTGGATCTGATTGTACGGAGCCTGGATTGCTTCACGCAAAATAGAATCCTCAGGCATTTCAAGACCAATACTCTTCAGCGCATATCCTCCACCTCGTACCACTCCTTCTTGATACGCTGCGCGTACAGCATTTACCGCATCATCAACCTTGTCTTTCTTATACTTACGCTCCTGATCTGAAGTAGATCCAACCTTCACAATTGCAAAACCATTTTGCAGCTGTGCAAGTCGTGATTCGATCATTGTCCTTTCAAAAGCTGATGGACTTCCTTCAAGCATTTTCTCAAGTTCTGCAACACGTGCAGATACATCGACATCATCCTTTCCGGTGAATATTGCACTGAATCTCTCAGCAACAATGCGAGTCGCAAATCCAAGATCACTCATCTGAACAGAGTCCAGATCTTTCTCCTCCTTATTGATAAATGATCCACCAAGTACCGCTGCCATGTCTTTCATCACTTGCGTTTGATCAACATACGGAGCATTGATTGGATAGATCATATATCCAACCTCATGGTTTTTCATACATAACTGAATAGTCTCATTTGAGAAACTACGAGCGACAATAGCAAGTTTTGTTCCTCCACTCTTACGGATCTGAGAGATAATCTGCTCAAGATCTTTTAGAGAATTAAGATCATGATTTGTAAGAATCACAGGAATGTCACTCTCAACCAATCGTTGCTTCTCCTGATCATTGATGATCAGTGACGTACCAAATCCATTGTCCATGCGTATACCTTTCACATGCTCAACAATATCAACAGGTTTTGCATGCTCTTCAGCAATCACCACTCCATTTTTTCCAACTTTAAATTGAGCCTTACCAATCATCTCAGCAAGGACCTCATCCTCAACAGAAACTCGAGCGGCATCAATAAGCTGCTGCTCTGTTTCAATAGGAACGGCAGAATCTACCAAGATTTTTATAATATCTTCAGTCTCCTTCTTCACCAGTTTTCTTAGTTCTGCTAGAGATTTACGAGAGTCATACTGTCCTTTCTTCAATAGATATGGCTTGAGTGACCGCAAGATAGCCTGAGCAAGCGTAATAGCAGTTGTAGTACCATCACCAGCCTCATCGTTTGTTTTCTCTGAAGCCTCACGCAAAGCAACAACTCCCAATTGCTCGATCTCATCCTCAAGCGCAATCTCTTTAGCAATAGACACACCATCATTGGTGATCTTAGTACCTCCTTTCACATAAATACCATTAAGACCATGCGGTCCTAGTGTTAGCTTTACTGCATCTGCAAGGGTATCTGCTCCTTTAATAATACTATCGCGAGCATCAACTCCAATTTTTACTGTACGTGCTGGTGTCATATTATTTTTTATTTCTAGCTGCTACCATTTTTAAAGCAATTTCCCTCTTCTCCTCAACACTCACTCCTTCCCATCTTTTTTTCGCTGCATTAGAAGCCCGGGCTTTTCTATCCTCTTCCGGCACAGACTGCCAATACTTTTTCAGGTTGGCAGACCGCGTATTTTTTTTCATATACACCATGTATACCACAGTTCTAGCACGTTATCCACCTAGCATGTGGATAGAACCTTGCACGTATGCTACCATGTACGTTATGGCAGATATAAAAATATACGAGAAAGAAATTTCACCGGTAGCAGTAGCAGCAGAAGAATTATCAATAACAGAAGCCAAAGACATGGAGAAAGCAACAGAACTGCTTTCAACCATGAATACGTTTAAAGACAAAGTTACTAAAGAGAAAGAGAAAGTAACTAAACCTCTGAACGAAGCACTCAAGGCAGAACGCGCACGCTGGAAACCAATTGAATCTCTGTATGAAGACGCAATAAAGATTGTTCGATCAAAGATGTCTCTCTTCCAAACAGCAGAAGCAAAACGGAGAAAGGAAGAGGCGGACAAGATTGCCAATCGCATCGGAGAAGGGAAAGGAAAGCTGAAGATGGAAACAGCAGTAAAGAAGATGGAAGCAATCGAAACTGCGCCATCAAAAGTAGAAACTAATGCTGGTAAGATTTCATTCCGCACCGATAAAAAACTAAAGGTGGTAGACGAAAAGAAAATACCTAAAGCATATTGGATCCTAGATGAGAGAAAAGCACTCGCGGATCTCAAGGCAGGAAAGAATGTACCAGGTTGTGAGATAGAGGAGATCGAGGTTCCTATCAATTTCCGATAACCTTGACACATACCATAAAAAGTCCGCATTATGCGGATTTTTTAATTGCCCAACCCCTTAGGCAATTGCCCAACCCCTTGAGGGGGGGGGTTAGGCAGCTATGACCGCTTCACTTAGCCCTATTTTCACTATTACCACTTTTGCCTAACCTATTAGTATATAAGTATAGATAGAAAGTCACATATAAAGTCACATAAATGTGACTTTTTAACATAAATATAATAAATATAGGGAAAAGGTTAGGCAGGTTAGGCAATTGGCTCTGTTGAGCCATTTAGGTTAGGCAATAGGTTAGGCAAATTTCACATCAAGTACGTTAAAAGTCACATGAAAAGTCACATAAAAAAGTCACATGAGAAGTCACAAAAAACACTAAAAGTCACATAAAACTGATCAAAAAGTCACAAAAGTCACATTATCCACAGTTCCCCACTGTATTATTATGCACGTTGTGTGCTATGATGCATCACATGCACAAAGACACAATTTATTCGTATATAGACAAGGCTACTCGCAAAAAGATCCCAGGTCTTTGTGCAGCGAGTAGCCCTTTTTGCATATGAATACAACCAATGAGATGTACCAGAAGGCATTCGAATACCTTGCAAGAGGATATTCAGTGATCCCACTCCGGAGAAATAAAACACCATTACTGAAAGAGAACATCGTATACCAGCGAGAGCGAAGGCCAAGTGACGAAGAGATCGAGAAATGGTTTCTTAAAAAGAGTAATGTACCCAACATCGGAATTTGTACCGGTAAAATTTCAGGCATCACTGTAGTTGATATAGACACAGGTGGTGACGCAGTAACATCACTTGAAGCCTTCCCTGAAACACTGACGATTGAAACACCAACCGGAGGGTACCATCTCTACTATCAATACACTGACGCAATAGGACAATCAGCAAATCAATACCCACAATTTCCCCATGTAGATATTCGAAACGATGGTGGCTACGTGGTGGCACCTCCTTCATTTTGTGACTATCAAAAAAACAAAAAGCGAATTGCTGGAGCATACAAGGTAGTAAAACAATTACCCGTTGCCCCCTTCCCTGTTGAGCTTTTTGAAAAGAAGAAGAGCACGAAGCCTTCTGCCTCTATAGATGAAGTAATAAAGAACATGGACACCATGGCCGATGGTGATGGTAGAAATGTAGTACTCACTAAGGTGGTTGGAAAGATTTTGCAGATCAGCAATGACGATGCAATCAGCCTCACCATGGCCCTTGGTGCGAATCAGCAATTTAAAGATCCACTACCAAAGAAGGAGGTGGAAACTATTTTTCAGTCAATTGCAAAGCGCGAGAATGCAAAAAATATTCCTGAGAAGGATCTTGATTTATTAATCGATGCAAAAGGAAACAGGATTGTAAATGAGGAGAATGTATATCGAGTGATTGGATACGATGTAACTACAAAAGATGCATTTCGGTTCAATACCTTCACTGGACTTGTAGAGAGCAAGTATGGCCGGGAGGATTTCACCTCATTCCAGCGAGAGGATATTAATTTACTGCGGATGTACTTGCAGCGTACCTATAAATTTCTGAGGCGTGTGGGATATTCAATTGTAGAGGATGCAGTGTTGCGCCTTGCGCACGAAAAGGCGGTGTCACCTCCAGCAGAATATATAAAGTCGATTGTATGGGACAAGAAACCGAGACTGGATCAGTGGCTTTCAAAGGTGTACCACGTAGAGGACAATGAATATCATCAGAAGGTAGGTAGCAACTGGATGAAGGGACTTGTGAAGCGACTGATACAGCCTGGATGTAAATTTGACTATGTAATTGTATTTGAAGGGGAGCAGGGGACCAAGAAATCTACGTCACTGGCGGTGCTTGGAGGACCTTGGCACGTGGAGACGGTGTTTGCACCGGATAATAAGGATTTCTTCATGCTGCTATCTGGAAATGCGATTGTGGAATTCTCAGAAGGAGAAACATTGTCACGCTCAGAAAGTAAACGGCTCAAGGCGGTGATCACGATGACGAATGATAAATATCGTATGCCGTATGATCGAACGGTAAAGGAGTTCCCCCGGCAGTGTGTATTTGCAATGACCACAAATCAGGATGAGTACTTGAAGGATGAAACAGGAAATAGGCGGTGGTTGCCGGTTGCGTGTAAAGGGACTGCAGATGTGGAATGGCTTGCAGAGAATAGGGACCAACTATTTGCTGAGGCGTATCATCGTGTGATTACCCTACAGGAAACGACATGGGAATTCCCGGAGGAGGAAACAAAACGGCAGCAGCAAGCGCGGCAGACTTCAGACCCTCGAGAGGATCTTATCGCAAAATGGTATTTCTTGAAGCTCACTGATGAGGAACGTAATCAGGGAATTACGGTACGTGATGCCTATGTAGGAGGAGTATGTGACGGTGCGGTGCTTGGTAAAGAGATGAATAAACTGGACCAGACGATCATTGCAGGAATATTGAAGACATCTTTGAAGCTCGAGAAGCAACGTGTGATGAATAGCGGAATCCGGGAGTACACATACTTCCCAAGTATGGAGACAAAAAAGATGATCCCAACAAATCTTACGGAGAAACAATTACAAGAAATTGAGATAAGTAACTTATTTAAGAAATAACATGACCAGAGAACTAGAAGTAAAAAAATTAGCAGAGCAGCTTGGATACCAGATTCTATTTGAGAAGCCTGAGAATAAACTTATCCGGTTTAGGAGGAATGATAAAAAAATAGATGTATGGTTTTCAACCATGACGATTGGAATCTACCACGAAGGAAAGGAGGCGGTGTACAAAAGAGATCAGACATTTGATAATTTAGTAGATATTTTTGATACTCATGTTTGATCCTAAACGCCCGGTGTCCTGGTCTTGCCTCTCATCATGGGAGTGGAATAAAGAATCCTGGTACAAATCATATGTACTTGGCGAGCGTGATCCAGCGACACCAGCCATGCTATTTGGTAACACTGTAGGCGAGACACTTGGTACTAAGGATTCTATGGTTCCCGGGATCATTGCATATCCAGAGATGGAGTATAAGCTCGAGGCAAAGTTAGGGAAAATAAAATTGATTGGATACGCTGATAGCTACCATCCAGAAAAGAAAATGCTGCGTGAGTACAAGACATCACAGAATGCAAAGCGATGGAATCAAGACTCAGTAGATAAACATGGGCAGCTGACGATGTATGCACTCCTTCTCTTCCTGATGGACAAGGTCAAGCCGGAGGATCTAAAAATTCACCTGGACCATATCCCCACTCAGGAGAACGGAGACTTCAGTGTGAGCTTGGTTGATCCTATTACGATCAATACCTTCGAGACAAAGCGGACAATGAAAGACATCCTGGAATTTGCTACGTACATTAAAGATACTCACAAGCAGATGTGCGAATATACTCCGGAGGGTGTATAATACATGCGTGGTGCTTCGACCCCACCACAAATTTTCTTGGGCATGATGTGTCTATAATCTCTCTATAGCTAGCAAAATACCGCTTTCTTTGGCGGTATTTTTGTTATCCACACCCCCATGACCTTGCACGTTTCAACGTGCATGATATACTTCAGGAGTACAAATAATAATCGAAAATAATATGAGAAAAATAACAGCAGAAGTAGTAGGAGCATTCAACAACAAGGAGGCAAAGAGGATGAACAATACAGAGAGTACAGGAGAGGCACTTTACCTGCATGGTAATAAGATCGCAGAATACCGGGATGGAGATCTATGGATCACAAATGCAGGATGGATGAGTAACACTACAAAAGAGCGACTGAATGGAATTGAAGGAGTTTCAGTTCATCAGAAGAAAGGAGTGTGGTATCTGAATGATGTAGAGTGGGATGGAGAGTGGATCAAGGTTGAGTCAGGGCTACGAGCATCAAAGCACTACAAGGCAATGACACCTTACATGGCCACAGGCCTTGCAGAAGGATTTGAGAAGCCTGATATGAGCAATGGAGAAGAAGATGCAAAAGAGCAAGTTCTTTCAGCATGGCAGTTCCTACATGACACAGGAGCAGCATATCAGCTACAGGGATGGTTCGGTCGGACCGCTCAGGATCTTATCAGCCAAGGAGTTATCGAGGCGTAGTATGAAAAAGAAAACAGTAGTATTCCATGGAAAGGAAATGTACCTCCTAGGAAAAGATGAGGGAAACACACACTACTACCTAGAAGAGCCAAGTTGGGACTGCGATTGGTATTGGGGGTTCGGATATATCCAAGGTTTCAATGGTGGAAGAATCACTGACGGAAGCCACGCAAGCCATGAGCATGCTGATAAGTTTATGTCTGAGTGGTTTATGGAAACGAACGGAAGTAAGCCAAGACTAAAAGAAATGACATTCTCAGAAAAAGAAGGTTGGGAACTTTCAGAACTTTTCAAGCGGTTCTACACATTAAGAGAAAGTGCTGAAATGTTTGGTCGAGGAGGGTGTCACGTTTCAGGAGTAGACGAATACCTGATAGATACAAAACTAGCAAAGCGTATAAACGAGGTACTTATTCCAGAAACAACAAAGAGAATTATTGAGATCCTAACACCTTCAGTATGAAAAAAATAATAACAGCAATCATAACAGTACTTGCAATCACCGGAGTGTTCACAGTAGTAGGGTTGTTTCTAGGTATTCTTTCATCACTTGGATATAGTTTTATCATGTGGGAATTTGAAGGATTTTTATGGGGGATGATACGATTCTATATTGCGGTAACGACCATGGTTGGATTATTTGTAGCAGTTCCATTCATAATCCAGGATTGGGAAAACCTGTAGGCATTAATGCCTTGGGTAGTGACTCCAGATGGCAGACCTGGGGTCACCACTCAGAGCGTTAAGAAAGTTCTGAAAATAATAATAGAAAATATAATTATGGCGAATAAAGAAGTAGCAAATGTACCAAGTCAGGAAATGCTTGATGCACTGAAGCAGGAGTTTCCACAGGAGCAGGGATTCGACAAAGTAACATTCCCACGACTTTCATTTAAGAGTCAGGATGTAACAGAAGGAAAGGGAAAGAGCCGGACTGTAGTTATGGAGGCCGGGACCTTCCTCACTGAGAAGCCTAATGATGCTGGAGAGTGGGAGAAGGAAGAGATCGGGACAGAGATCGAAGGTAAAATCATCTACAAGCGAAGGCAGCTGAAGATGTACGATGAGGATACTGAAGAGTTTAGTTCAACACCTATTTTCGATGATGAGGATGAGATCTTGCCTCTCTTCTGTAACAAGAAAGAGGTGGCACGTGGTACACCTCAGGAGTTGAAGGATATGTTCCCTAAGACTTCAGATGATGGGAAGAAGCGAAGTAAGCTAGAGGAAAATATTGTACTGTATATCGTATACAATGATGAGCTGCATGAGATGTCTCTACGAGGTAGTTCAATGTACTCATTCAAATCATACGCACGCAAGACAAATGTACCTGCAGTACTTACTCGCTTTACGTCTGAGCCAC